TCGCCTGGTCATTTGCCACTGCCGGATTCATTGGTGTGCTTGGCGTCGAGTGGGCTCGCCAGTTGGGTAGACGTTGGGCTGAGCGCAAAGCAGATGGAGTCTAGAATGAGAAATCATCTCATCCGAGACCGCTGGGATTCGTTCTCATTTGCACAAATGATAATGATTCCTATCTCTCTGGTCTTGCCGGGGACCCTGGGGAATATCCGGGGGTACGGGGTCGGAAACCCGCGGGAAATTTTTAGCCGCAGCCCTGAAAAGTTACTGAAATTTTCCTTACTGAAATTTCGATAATCGGCCTGTAAGCCTTGTTCTAAAGGTCTCTCTAAAAATTTCAGTAAGGATTTCAGTTAGAAAAATTTTCAGCTGAAAATTTCAGTAAGAACGGGCTTGGGGAAAAGGCTTATGACAACGCCAATTTACCTATCTAAAAAGGCCTTCGCGGATCGCATCAATCGGTCACCCAGCTATGTCACGCAACTAAAAGACAGCAACAGGTTAGTCCTGGCCCCGGACGGAAAGAAGGTCGATGTCCTCGCAACAGAGGCACTCATTCTTGAAACGATCGACCCAAGCAAGGCCGGTGTAGCTGCTCGTCACCAGCAAGGTCGAGCTCAGCGTAATGGTGGTGAGCCGACATCACTCCCGGCAGCGCCACTCTCAATAGGGGACGAACCCAACTTTCAAGAAGCCCGGGCCCTACGCGAGCACAACTTGGCGCAGTTAGCCGGGATTGATTTGCAGGAGCGACAGAAGCTCTTGGTTGAGCGATCCCGGGTTGAGATGGCGGCCTACAACGCTGGCCGCCTGTTGCGTGATCAACTCTTTGGACCGCTTCCTCAGTTGGCCCATGAGCTAGCCGCTATGACAGATCCGTGGCTAATCGAAAAACACCTGACTGCAATGATTCGTCGAACGCTGGAAGAAGCCGAGCGCTTGTCTTCAGCGGACCTTGAGCACGCACTGACCCAGAATTGAATATATGCACACGGAATTTTCTGACGGGGCCGAGGTGTACCGTGAGTCGTATTTTCGTGGGCTGCGCCCCGATCCTGATCTCTGGATCGATGAGTGGGCTGATGAATACATGCGGATTCCCCGGGACACCGGAGCGCCTGAACCTGGTCAATACCACACGTCCCGTACGCCCTATGCGCGTGAACCTATGCGTTGTCTGTCTCCCGCCCACCCTTGTAGGCGGGTGGTCACGATGGTGGCGTCACAGTTGATGAAAACCCAGATTGCCTTGAACTGGATCGGTGGGCTGATTCACATGGCACCATCGAACATCTTGGCTCTGCTGCCAAGCCTGAGCCTATCAAAACGAGTCTCCGGTCGGATCAGCAAGACCATCAAGGCAACTCCGGCACTGCGCGAACGGGTGGCAGCCAACCGTTCGCGTGACACTCGCAACACGATGGACACCAAAGAATTTGAGGGTGGCTCGTTGTATGTCACAACGGCAGGTTCGGCGGCCAACTTGTCGGAGTTGTCGGCGCGTTACATTTACGGTGACGAAGTTGATCGTTGGGAAACCGATGTGGGTCAGGAAGGGGACCCTGTCGGCCTGGCGGAAACCCGAGCGACCAACTTTGGACGCAACGCAAAAATCTACTTTTCCAGTTCGCCAACCTTCAAGGGCGCGTCGCGTATTGCGGCCTTATTTGAGTCCAGTGACCAGCGTTACTACTACGTGCCGTGTCCAACGTGTGGACACATGCAGGTGCTTGAGTGGGAGCGGCTCCACTACAACGATGATTACAGCGTCGTGCATTACGAGTGCGAGAACAGCGACTGTGATGTGCTGATTGAAGAGCACTACAAAACCGACATGCTGGCCCGAGGCGAATGGCGGGCCCATTCAGTGAATGATGGTGAGACCGTTGGCTTTAACCTCAACGCGCTGTACTCCCCGACAGGCTGGTTGGCTTGGCGAACCCTTGCGAAGGAATTCGAAGAGGCAAAAAAAGCTCAGAGCAAGGGTGATATGGGACTGATGCAGGTGTTCTATAACACCCGTCTTGCCAAGGTCTGGGATAGCGCCCAAGAACAAACCAAGGCCGAAGTACTGGTAGCCCGGGCGCGCCTGGAAACCTACACCCTCGGAACAATGCCTGCGGGTGTGTTGATGCTCACTGCCTCCGTGGATACGCAGGCCAACCGCCTTGAGTTGATGGTGATGGGCTTTGGTGTGGGGATGGAGCGTTGGGTCGTCGATCACCAGGTGATCTGGGGCGATCCAGCGGACGAGCGCACTTGGGCGGTGCTGGATGAAAAACTCAAGGCCCGTTATCAGCATCCTTGCGGTGTTGAGCTGGCGATCCTTGCGGCCGGCGTTGACTCCGGCGGCCACCACACCGACGAGGTGTATCAGTTCTGCCGTGTTCGTCGTTGGCGCAATATCTTTGCTATCAAGGGCGCAAGCAAGCCGGGAAAACCGGTGATTGCGCAACGTCCTTCGATGGTCGACGTCACCTGGAAAGGTCAAACCGAACGTAATGGTGCGGAGCTGTGGTTTGTCGGTACTGACACGGCCAAGGATTGGATCTACAACCGCTACCCGTTTGAAGACGGGCCGGGTGCTTTGCACTTTGCCAACGACTTGCCCGACGAGTTCTTCGACCAGTGTGTGGCTGAGCGCAAGGTCGCTCGATACGTCCGCGGTAACACCATTCGTATTGAATGGACGAAGGGCAAGGGCGACCGAAACGAAGCCCTCGACCTGATGGTGTATTGCCTGGCGATGGCCCATTACTTGGGCATAAACCGGTACCAGGAGCGTGACTGGGAGCGGATTCAACAAGCCTTGGTGCAAGCCAGCCTGACCGTTGAAAAACCAGTCAGAGCGGAGCGGCTCGCCGTTCCGCCTGTATCCACACCAGTGACGACGCAGCAACCAGCTGAGGCTGCTCCATCACCCGTACTAACACCGACAGCGTCACCGCCGCCGGTTGCACGACCCCTTCAACGTCGCAGCTCCAGCAGCGGCTATCTCAAGAGACGCTGATTATGTCCTTTACCCAAAAGCACCTCGACGCGGTTGAGGCGGCCATCGCTCGCGGCGAGAAAACCGTGCGCTATGCCGATCGCACCGTGGAGTACCGCACGGTGGATGAGCTGCTCAAGGCCCGCGACCAGATCCGCACTTCGCTGGTCGCCTCGGCGGGGCCGCGCTCGCGGGTCATACGGCTCTACCACGGAGGCAAGGGACTCTAATGGCGCGCCAATATCCAACCCTGACTCGCAACGGCTTCTTGCTGCCGGAGCGGATCAAAGCCAGTTACGAAGGGGCCGGAGAGGGCAGACGTTCGGCCAGTTGGGACGCCCCCGATGTTGGTATCAACAGCATCAATACCCCGGCCTTGCGCAATCTACGGGCCCGTTCGCGGGCGGCAGTGCGCAATGATCCGTATGCCTTCAACGTCATCGACAAACGCGTCAGTAACCTGATCGGTACCGGCATCACCCCACGACCCAAGATCGAGGACGATGTCCTGCGCAAAGTGCAGCAGGAGTTGTGGGAGGACTGGGTGGACGAGTCGGACGCCGATGGGCTGACCGACTTCTACGGGCAGCAAGCATTGATAGCCCGCACTGTGGAAACGGCCGGTGAATGTTTTGTGCGTCTGCGACCACGGGGTCAGGACGAGGATCTGGCGGTACCGCTGCAGCTCCAGGTACTGGCGCCCGAGTTTGTGCCGCACGACAAGTTTGAGACGGCGAAAAACGGCAACAGCATCCGTGCCGGCATCGAGTTCAACCCGGGACACCAGCGGGTGGCCTACTGGATGTACCACGTTCACCCCCGCGATGCCTCGTCGCTAAACGCCGGTTACAACCAGTTGGTTCGGATACCGGCGGCGCAGGTGCTGCATATCTTTGAGCCGGTCGAACCCGGCCAGTTGCGTGGGGTACCGCGTTTGGCTCCGGTACTCAAACGCTTGCGCAGCCTGGACAACTACGACGATGCGGTGTTGTTTCGCCAAGAGGTAGCAAACCTGTTTGCGGGGTTTATCAGCAGACCTCCACCCGAAGCTACACAGCAACCCCGAGACCCAGTCACCGGCCAGTTGTTGACCGAAGACCGCGACGGCTTTACCCCGATGGTCGCGCTGGAGCCCGGCACCATGCAGGAGCTGGGGCCGGGCGAAGAGGTGGAGTTTTCCAAGCCACCGGACGCTGGCAACAACTACCCGGACTTTATGCGGCAGCAATTGATGGCTGCCGCCGCCGGTACCGGCACGCCTTACGAAATCCTCACCGGTGATATGCGCGAGGTCAACGACCGGGCTCTACGGGTGGTGCTCAATGAATTCCGCCGTCGTTTGGAGCAACTGCAATTCGGGGTGTATGTGCACCAGTTGTGCCGCCCGGTGCGCGCAGCCTGGATGGACATGGCCGTGTTGGCCGGTCGCCTCAAGCTGGACGACTACGCGCAACGTCGCCGCGAATACCTGCGCACCCGCTGGGTACCGCAGGGCTGGGCCTATATACAGCCGGTGCAGGACATTCAGGCGCGAATGATGGAGGTCAACGCGGGCTTCAACTCCCGCAGCGAAATGGTCCTGCGTTCGGGCTATGACGCCGAAACCGTCGACGCTGAAAACGCTGCTGATCAGGCCCGAGCCCAAAAGCTCGGCCTCAACTACAAAACGCTCGTCGACCAGCCTGAACCGGCCGCTGACAAGGAGACACCATGATCAAGCAACAACCGCTGCGAATTTTCAACAAGGCCGGTGACCCACCGGCACTGCAGAGCAAACACTGGTACAGCCTGAAAGCCAGCGGCGAGGCTGAGGCCCGCAGCATCGAGGTATATGTCTACGGCGAAATCGGTACCTGGGGTATCACTGCCAACCAGTTTGTCCGCGACTTGGCGGCACTGGATGACGGTGTGTCACCAATCGTTGTTGCATTCAACAGCGTCGGTGGCGACTTGTTTGACGGCCTGGCCATTCATAACGCGCTTTCACGGCTGGGCGAGCGTTGCACCGGCCGGGTTGATGCTTTGGCAGCTAGCGCCGCCAGTGTCGCGGTATGCGGCGCGCACAAGGTAGTGATCGCGTCCAACGCCATGCTGATGATCCATAACCCGTGGACCTACGCCGCAGGTGATGCAGAAGACTT